AGCCTATGTCCACTTGTAGGTAGTGCTGTAGGAAATTGATAGGTATTTGTACCGCTAGAGCCGTTACTCATTTTTAGCCCACTTATACCATAATCATCAGTATTAACGTTTAATAGCTTGGCTGTACTTTCGGCAGGTATAGTACCTTTTGCAGGGCCTTTTGGGTCTGAGTCTGCACCTATGTTTTCAATACTTATAGGCCCTTTCACATTGTCTTGAGCTACTGTTATGCCTGTTGCATTACGAGTCAAATACATGCACTCAATATCATATTCACAACGAGCTGCAACAAAGCTAATGCCTGTTAGTTGGTAGAAGTTACTTGAATCGGCTGTATTAGTTAGTATAGTATAAGGGTGTATAAATTTAGTACCTGTTTTGTATAGCGTTCCGCGCTCTGTTCTCACAGCATCGGCATTAGCTGCTAATCTCTCCTGCACCCCTAGCGCATTTATCCCTAAATTGCTGGCAGTATTGAAATGACTATCCCACTCAGAAGGGGTAACATAGCTAGAGCCAATATATATACTAATTGCTCCTAAATCTACATCAGTAATCGCGTCGCCTATCAGCGTTTTACCTTGATCCATATTGTATCTGGCATCGTCTGGATTTGTAGCTTTTATATCTGCGCTCTCTATTAGTTGAGGGTTGCCATTATCATATAATCTTGCGCTAAGGTCATATATATTAAAATCGGCATCGCTTGTATCTACTAAATCGGCATCGTTATTTCCCTGATAATCTACGCCCGAAATAGTTACAGAAACTTGCAAACCAGAGGCATCTGCATCTAGTCCAGGGGTAGCTATTTGCCAGGGAATCCATACATTACCTGTGCCATCTTTTTTATCAAACTCTTGCGATATCAATTCATAGTCATTGTCCGAGGCGTTCCATGAAGTACCGCTATATTGAGCCTCAGCAAAAAAGCCACCGTCTGCTGATGAACTACCAGAGCCATCATAGAAATATTGATATTGTGTTAAGGCGTTTGGAAATCCTACATCCCTTTTTAGATAGCGTACTGTACCGCCTGCATCCCCTACTTTTACTTTTATGCTTAGTTTAACTCTGCCTATTCTATCAGCTCCTGTACTTGAGCCATCTCCATCATACGAATAAAATGTATTCCCTTGAATAAGTATTTGCATACCTGTTGAGTAGGCTACATCTTCATCACTTATAACTGTGCCAGCTACTATATTAGCCTCGGTATAATGGCTATCTAATAGTAAAGGCTTGCCCCCTTGGTAATCTCTATTTCTTAATACCTCCTTAAAAGCTGGGGAGCTGCTGCGCTCCCACCCTGCTAATTTTTCAAAATCTGAGCTATTATTTCCGAAGGCTGCCGAAAAGGTAAGATTAGCAGAAGTGTTATAGCTAACTACTCCACCGCCTCTTATTTCATGGTATATATCTAATTTATTAGAGGCATGGCCCTGAATAGCACCCAAAGGAATAAACCAATATTTGCCTTGAGCCATGAAAACACAGGCATTAAAACTCAGAGCAATGCTTTCTAATACATCATAGGCAGAAAAAAACTGATTGATTCCGTTGCTATCTTTATTATAAAAAGAGTTATGATTTACCCTGGCATTATAAAGCTGCTGGTTTTGTCCGCCTGCAATATGGGTCTGATATTCAGCGCTTATTATATCCTCCATAAAGGCACACAATACATCACCGCCCCCCCAGAAATTAGCACAATGTACTTTTGTTAAAGCCTTGTATATATGATTAACTATAAAGTCTGAGTTTGTATAAGCAGCTCCACTATTGTTATAGTCTATTCCTTTTAAGTTAGCTAATCCATCTGCTGCTGTTATAGTTATTGGAGCATGAGGGTAGGCATCTGGAATTATTGTTTGCTCTGGCAGTATTTCGCCTATCCACCATGCTTCATTATCGCTGTCTGGATCGCGGTATATTTCTACTCTATACGTACCCTCTGCTGCTGAATCTAAATTTGCATAAAGAGTATTGAAGGCAGCATCGTTATTATCTGGATGAAACAACGTAAATTGTACCCTGCTGCCTAGTATAGGTTTGCACCTATCAAAATTATCATAATCGTAAGTATGTCTAAATCCGTCTGGGCCTAGTGTAAATCTATGGTTCAAATCGCCTGTGGAAATAGTGCCATCTACAATCTTTACTTTCCAATCTACCCCCTTTTCATCGGTAAACTCACTTAGTGCATATACTACGGCCATCAGCTAAACCTGTTTCTGTCGCGCTCTGCGCGCCTGTTACTAATTACAATATCATCTCCAGATATACGCCCATAAACCTGTGTGCCTTCTCCGCCCATAAAATCTTTTAGTTTTGATAATGGAGCTATTACCTCAGGATCAATAGCAGCGTTTCTATTATCTCCTACTATACTCATTGTTTCGCCAAATGCTAATCCACCTTCTGCAAGAGCTGGTACATTACCAAATGCTTTTTTAACTGAGGCTACGGCAGCAGCTATAAAGGCTGGAATAGATAAACCACCGCTCGCCTGGTTAGCTAAGTTTTTACTACTTGAGGCGTTAGCTATGGCGTTAGCTATAGCCTGAGAAAGTAATGACTTTAATATTTGCTTGCCTACCTGTATTATAGTTTCTCCAAAGTTATTACCTTCAACAATAGCCTCAGCAAAAGCGCCTCCCATTTGATTGCTGAACTGCTCAAAAGTTCCAGATAGTGAGTCTGTAGTTTCTATTATTTCTTCCTCTATAGCTTTAATTCCATTTAGATCATTGAATAACCCTTCTAAAGGAGAAGTAGTTGCTACATTATTTAACTTATCTAATAAAGTATCTACCCCCTCCGCTGCTGTAGTTGCTGAACTACCAACGCCCTCGAACCAGCTACTAAAATCTAATAGGCCTAGTATCTTATCTTTTGCAGCATCTAAATCTTGGGTAGTAACGTACTCTATAGGCTCTGCCTCTAGTGTATTAGTTACCGCATCTTGGAAATTTTCTGCTACTTCCTCACCTAAAATTGAGGCGTTTTCTTTTACTACGTCAAAGCCATCTGTAAAGCTGCCTGTAAATACATCAGCCATACCCTTAGCACCTTTTTTTATAAGCTCTAAATCCCTTGTGAAAATGCCCATCACAATATCCCCCAGGGCTGTAAATTGATCGCCTACATAATCTAAAACAACGCCTGCTAAACCTACAAAGCTATTAAAGAAGAACTTCACATAAGCCCACCAATTTTTGAAGGTCAAAATAATCATTTGAATACCTCCCCTGAAAATTACTGAGTTATTATATAGGTCTATAAAGTAATTTATTACATCTACTAAAGGCCCTTTAATATCATCAAAGAAATAAAAGAACGCTGTAGTTAAGGCAGCAATACCAGCGATAACTAAACCTATCGGGCCTGTCGCTGCTGCAAAGGCTGCCGATAATGCACCGCCTAGAGTAGGTAGTATAACTAATAGAGGCCCTATAGCTGCAACAATACCGCCTATCAATAATGTAGCCTTCTTAAATTCTGGGCTAGCTTTTGCAAACCTTTGCGCCAAGGCAGTAACCCCATCAATTAGTTGTTTAATAACAGGCATTAGGCTTTGTACTAGTTCAGCTCCTGCTAACTTTAAGTTGTCTAAAGCTGTGCTAAATTTACCTGCTGTTGTTTCGCTTAGACGCTCCATAGCACCAGCAGCAAATCCGCCTTCCTCAGCAAAGCTCTTTAACACTTCATTAAATTGCTCTACTGATACACGCCCTGCGCCTAGTTCAGAGGCAGGCAATCCTGTGGCCTCTGATAAAGCTGTAAAAATAGGTATGCCCCTTTCAGCTAATTGATTTAAGCTCTCTAATTCTACCTTGCCTTTTGCCTGTACCTTAGAAAATATTGCTGCAATCTCATCTATAGAGCTGCCCGAAGTTGCTGCTATATCTCCTAGAAATTGTAGCTGATCATTTACCTGGCTTATATCTGTACCCGATGCTATTAACTGCCTAGCCGAAGTAGCAACCGCATCGATTTGAAATGGCGTTTTAGCTGTGAAATCATTAAGCTGTGCCATCATAGCCGAGGCCTGTTCAGCTCCTCCTGTAAGAGAGATAAAACTTACTTCTAAAGTTTCTAAATCCGCAGCGCTTTTTATTGCTGCTGCTCCTATAGCAGCTAAAGGCAAAGTAACAGAGCGCGTAAGGTCGCGCCCTAAAGATTTGAAGTTAGAGCCAAAGCGCTTCATATTTCTGCGCACCTTGCCCAGCTCGTCATTTAGGTCTTTTGCGTTACCCCCAATATTTACAATTAAATCTCCTAACTTCGCCATCTATTCCTTTTTAGCTAATCCATCTAATAATGCAAAACCGCTAACCTTAGTTTTTTTGCTTTGCTCTTCCTCTTCCCAAGGGAATACACCTAAATCAATTGGCTTAATTTTGCTGCCTCTCTTGGTATGTACGTTTAATAGTAAAGCTGTCTGCCATCGGGTGCGCTCCCAATTAGAGCGCTCCATTACTTCGATAGATTCCCGCCTACCCTTAACCGCATTTGAAAACTCATCAAACGTAAGTGAGTAGAGTAGGCCTGGGCTTAAACCTAATAGGCCTAGGCCCAGCTCCTCTACCCTACTCCACGTCAAAGGACTTGTTTCTTCTTCGCTTTTTTTTTCTCTTGTTTACCGCCCATTACCTCGCTCATGGCCTCAACCAATACAGGCAAATCATTTACCTCTATTTCGTTTAACCACTTCTCAACATCCATAGTAAACTTCATCCCCTGTGCCTCGCATCCAGCCTTAACAAAATAATAAATTAACTCAGGTATTAAAGTAACGTCATTGGCATCTACCTCTGTTACCTTTACGCCTGTAGCCTTTTCAAAATTTCGCCATGCTAACATAGTAGCTCGCATAGGGTATATACGTTTTCCTATAGTTATCTCCATGAGTTTATGAAATTTCAGAACGTACTATAGTTTCTACTATATTTAAGTTGCAAGTGTAAGTTGCGTTATCTTCTGTACCTCCGCTAAGTTCTAAGCTCTCGATATAACACTTCACTATGTAATGATAATCTCCAGGGTTTTCTCCTGAGCCTGTACCTAGTACATGAGTAAAGCGCGCCTCGCACTTAGTTTTATTTAGTTGTAAAGTAGATAAATCATTAAAGCCCTGCCCACTTGCTGCGTCAGAATTGTAAAGAGCTGTAAAGCTCATTGTTGCCGAAGTCATTCCAGGGAGCTGCGCTCTATATCCTGCGTTTGCTTTTACAGTTGCATCTCTAAATTCATTAGTAACTGAAATAGAACAGTCGGTAACGTTGTCAATCAATTTCAACGTGCCACCATCTGCTCCAATAATTACTTTAAGATCCGAACCGTTTATTATTCCAGTTGTTACTGCCATTTGTTCTAGTTATTATTGTTGTTGTTTTTACGCTTGTCGCCACCGACTAACGTTGTTATTATTGTATCTATCCATCCGAACACCTTTACAGCAGGTGCATCAGATGGCAATAGAGAGAAGATAGCTCTAGCAGCTACCATTAGGGCTAGCAAAATAGCTTCCCAATTTTCAAGTATAAAATCCATCATGTATTATTTATTCTTATTGTATAATCTTGAATAGCTACCCATATAGAGCGCTCAGGGTTCACATCCATCTGCTCATTGGTATAGTTTATGCTTTGTATTTTTACCCCCCCGAATGTTCCATTTCTCCTCTCAAGCGCTGCTCGTACAGCTACGCCTAAATCTATTGCTGTAGTGTATTTTGTATTAAAACAATATACTTCAATGTTTGCTTGATCTACATTGCCATTATCCTCTTTCGTATCAGTTGGATTATTACTCACTACTGAATATACTATATAAGGCTGGCTCTCATTTTGTGGTGCTATCTCTGGGTAGATCTTAGTACTCACAATATCAGTTACTGCCGAGGTAGTGCTTAAAATATTATATATGGCTTTACCTACTATCATGCTCTTTTAACGTATCGTGCAAATTCTTTTTTTAATAATGCAAACTGTAGTTTTTCACTACGCCCTTTTGTTGCACTTAAACCCCTAGTAAATACTCCTGTGTTTTGTGTTCTGTGTTTGCCTCCGAATCTTGGCCCAAAATCTCCCTTTTCTACAATATGAGCAAAGAAGCCGTCTGCATTTCGTTTCGTTTTTCTTCTGCCTATTGCATTAGTACGAGGCCCGCCCATTACATTATTTCTATTTTTATCTGGTAGCCATGTACCTGCCGAGCGCCTTAATGTACCAGGGCTTATTTTTCTGCCTCTAAAAATTATAGGCTTATGGTATTCCTTTACGTTTGCTTTTAAGTAGTTAGCATATACAGCGCCTACTCTGTGGCCTATATCCTGTAGTTTGTCGCTATCTTTCGCGCTCCACTTAGCTATCTTATCTATTTTGTTAAATAGCTTATTTACTCCTGTTACTGTTACAGCCATTACTCTACAATTTCAGTAATTAAACGGATGCTCTCTTGCCTACCTACCTCATGCACTCCTAGTATGTTATAGTTTTTGCTATCGTAGTTTATGCGGTATCCTGCCTTAGTATTTTTAGTTGTAGAGCTATAGCGGATATTGAAAACAACCTTATTCACGCTTACCATTTGCTCACCACTATTCTGCTCTACAGCAGCAGGCTTGCGCTCTATCTGCGCCCAGCACGTAGCAAAAGTTCCCCAGCTCTCCTCTCTCTCGCCATAGGCGTTAGCTGAAAGCGTAGGACTTTGTATTGTTATTCTCCTATCTAAACCGCCTATGTTCATTTAGTAGATATAATTCTATAGGGATTAAGTAATGCAGCTACTCCAAGAGGTATCTCTGCTGTAATTGTTCCTGTTATTACTGCGCGCCTGTTCTCGTAGTAGTGAGCTACAAGCATTTTAACAGCGTGTAATATTGGGTCTGCTGGCGCTGCTCCTATTGTACCTGATATAGTTACTGTATTGAAGTCATCATCATACGTATCTGGTGGGCTATCAAAATGAATACGCCCAGGCTCGCGCTTGGTATCGTACCAATATTTTGAAGTAGCTAAAGTTTGCGTAGCTCCTGCTGCGTCTTTATATGTAACACCTGTTATAGTGTTTATTGGGCCTGTAGAAAATTCACAGTTGTAAAAATCATCAAGGCTTAATGTAAAATTAGAGCTAACGAAATGCCTATTAGTATAATCTTGGCAATGTTGTACAGCAGCATTTATTAAAGCTGTTATAGTAGTATCCTCATCGCTATGATCGACGCGCAAAAATTCCTTCGCTGTAGATAATGGCAAAAGGTCTGTACCTGTAGGCTGTGTCGTAATTTCTAATTTCATCTTATAAGAATAAAAAAGAGGCGGGCGCAATACCCGCCCCCTTTAATTTAATTTATATCTATTACTCTGCTCCGCTAACAGATGCAAGAGCATCGCCTTGGCGTACTTCTGTATCTGCAAACTTAGTAACGTGTAAAGCGATTTGATTAGTCGCTGCGTTACTATATGGATCTACTAATAAATCCAAACCACCGAACGTACAGTAAACGATGCCCTTAGCGAAATCGCCAAACACAATCGCCCCTTTATCTGCTGCGCTATCTAAAAGATTTGGAGTAGCTATTGCATCGAATCCATCGAACTGAGAGCCTACCCAGAAAGCATCAATAGATGCAACCGTTGCTAAATCTCTTGACACCTTCCATCCTGTTGGACTCATAACCCACTTGCAATTAGCGAAATCACCACCAGCAGCTAGTACATCCTTCTCTAATTCGAAAAGGTTAGCAGCAGTTAAAGCTCCACCTAGTGCTGTGTTGTTAGCTGTAGTAGTCTTATGGAAAGCATCAATATCAATCTTCTCGTTTACTCCAGCCATTAACTCATTTGCAATAAGAGCATCAACAGCAGGGCCTCCCTGAGTTACAAGCATCTTAGAAAATACAGTGCTGTTAGTGTAACGGTTAGGAGAAAGAGTTACTTCGTCCATCTCCATACCTGATAAACCAGCAGTAGCCATATCCTGCACCTCTGTTGCGTAGTGACCAGATGCCTTCTTAGATACTCTTGGGAATTGGACTGTACCTGTAGCTCCGTGAATTGTAGTAGCTCCTACAGTTTCAATAAGTGGTGCAACTCTTAAAGCCTCAATTACTCCTGGTACATCTGTAGATACAAAGCCTGAGCCATCTCCAGAACCTGCCTGGAAATCATCAGCACCTCCAGCACGATATAACGCGCGCTCAGGAATACCGATTTGACCCGTCATCTGCATGCCTCTGCTCTGCATATCTTTACGAGCCTCTTGCGCCCACTCTGCCTCTGCACCTGTTAAAGGCTGGCCTACTGAAATGCTGTGTACTGCTCTAGTCAAAGAGAAGTTACGATTAACTTTCTCAATCTCTTTAGCCTCTGACACACCTACACCGCTCATTGAGGCAGTACGTGCAATCATATCTTCGTGCGCTTTTCTGCGCTTGATCTTGTTATCTAGGCGCTCGATTTCTCCTTCGAGATAGTCCGCTCTAGTTTCTTCTTCGTTTGTCAGCTCGCGGCCTTCACTTTCAGCATTTTCAATCATTGAAACATGCTCATTGTAGAATTTACCGCGAAGCTCATTTAACTCTTTCAAGTTCATTTTACTTCTTTTTTTAGTTGTTTTTTTAACTTCTTTATTTTCTTCGCTTGTAGTATTTTCTACAGCGTTATTTATTTGCTCTGGCTCAGTTTCATCATTTCTTGCTACTAAGCCATGAGTATCTTTGTAAGCTGGATATGTTACGGGGCTAACGTCTAATAGCGTTGCTACCTTATCAACACTCCTTACTGTTCTATCCTCGCTCCAGCTCTGCTCTGCAATTGTAAAGGCAAAAGAGCTTTGTGAAATATCTCCACGCTTTACGCTCTCATATAAATCTTTTGCGTACTGCTGATCTCCTAATTTAATACGGTACTTTAGCCCTGTATCGTCTAGCTCTAGCTCTAGCGTTCCTGCTCCTGTTCTGCCTAAAACGTAATTAGGATCATGATTCATTAAAGCGCGTACATCGTTATCTAGTACATCATCAAAAGCTCCGCGCGCTATAGTTTCCTTAAAAGGCCCTATGTTAGTTTCATTGTCGTACAATGCTGCATAGCCCTCGATTATCATATCATCGCTATCAGTTCTAGCCTCTATTGTGCTAGTGCTAACAGAGTAATGAGCGCGAGTTTCTAGCTCCTCTCTATTCTGCTGGTTCTCCTGTGCTGTTGTTTTCTGTTCCTTCATTGTTGTTGTTGTTTGATACCGCATCGCTGTAGTCCTGTATTTTGTCTAGAGCGATTTGATTAACTTGGACTAAGTGAACATTACCTCCTGGTATGGGGTTTTTATCTTCCTCTGCCCTAACCTCGTTTATGCTCATTACTCCGCTTTGCAGCATCTGAGTAAAGAACCCTGCACGAGCATCCATATCTCCGCGGTATAAATCATTCAAATTAAATTTAGAATATACAGCAGGCTTATCAAAGCTAGGTATTAACTTCTTATCTATCTCCTGTTGTATTCTCTTAACCCATGGCTGTATAGTATGCCTAGCAAACATTAGATTTTGTTGCTCAACATTGTTATAAGTTTCTGAGCCTGGTAGTTGTACTAGCGCTGCTGGTACGCTAAAGATTCTGCAAATCTCTTGCGCTTGAAATTGCCTAGTTTCTATAAACTGTGCCTCGTCTGGTGCAATAGAAATTCGCTGGTACTTAAATCCAAAAGGCATTAGCTTAGTGCCTGCGCTGCCTGCTCCACTATTCCAAGAGCCTTGAATAATATCCATCTGCTCCTTTTTTAGTGGCTGGTCAGAAGTAAGTACTCCTGTCATTTGCCCACTAGATCCAAAGTACTCACTACCAAAATCCTGTGCGCTTTTAGCTAGTCCTAGATTTTCGCGGTGCAAACGTATAGGACTCATGCGGAAAAGGTTACAAATAGTAAGCATATTTTCAGGCCTTACTACTCCGTAATCCTTTACGGTATAGATACGCTCGCCTTGTACCTCTTTTAACTCTACATCTACATTATGCACCCAGATAAGCCTAGCGCCATACTCTCGATCATCGCGCTCTATAATAGCATAGCCTACTCCATAGAGTACAGCGCTTGCTATAATAGTTTCCCAAAATTCGTAAGGAGTCTGCTCCTCGTTTGGCTTTACTGTGCATAGCTCTCTTGCAGGGTGTACGTTTGCAACATCTACCCTATCGCCATTTCTTACATATAATTCTAATCCCAGCGCTGCTATAGTTGAGGCTATTTTGTAAACACAGGCGTAAACTGTGCTAATTGCCAGAGCGCTATTTTCATTTATCGAGGCCCCGCTTTTCGTCATTGGAAATATACCGACGTTCTGGGCTACTGTGTTGCTGTCGTATTTTCCAACGCGATAACGGAAAAGGCCCCTAATTCTTTCTGCTAGTGTACTCATTCGCGCGCGTAGTATAACACAAATACACTACCAATCCAAATTTATAATGTTAAAATATCTAGCAAAATATCATCATCTCCGTCTATAGTATTCTGCACGTAGCTATTAAGAGCTATAATAGAGGCTATTACGCCATCTACCTTTTTGTTTTCCTTCTGCTCTTTTATGACTCTTTTATTTTCATTATTGTCTGTATAGATAATAGCGCAACCAAACTGCCAGCGTAGGCATCTATTGCCTCCATGTATTACGTTGCCCTTCATTATCTCCATTTCCATTTCTTTAGTAGGCCCATTCATGCTAGTAATATTCTGCGCCATAGGCTGCATTTCTATATCATTCTCTATTAGTTCACTTACTATGTAAGTTGAAAATTTAGGATCAAAGCCTATCTCTCGTACATCGTATTTCTCACAGGCATCTAAAATATGTTGCTTTACTATTCTATAATCTGTTACGTTTCCAGGCGTTATAGTTATATCTCCCTCTCTTGCATAGCTTATATAGTCTATCCCTGCTGCTAGCTTTTTACTGTGGGCCTTTTCTGAATTTACAAACTGATGACATATTAAATAAAAACATTCGTTTTCATCATCTCTAAATATCAGAGCAAAAGCTGTTAGATCTTGAGTACTTGCTAAGTCTAAACCTCCATAGGCAGGTAGTAAATGCAGCCTGTCATAAGGTATATCCTTTGCTCCTTTCATATATATATCATCTGGAATCCATGCCGTTTCTGCGCTAGTCCAGATATTAAGATGCAATCTCAAAAAGCTGTTAATCCAGCTTGGATTAGATTTAGCCTTCTTTACCGCATCTTCAAAATATGCCTCGTTGCAAATTGTGCCATATCCAGGGTTAGCTTTTTTCCACGTTTCTGGGCTAGTCCATTCATCATCTGGCTCAGCTTTATATAGCACGGGCAAAAATGTTTCATCTACTATAGAGCCATTTATAAGAGCCTCGCTATACTCGTGCATCTCGTAGCATATACTAGAGCGGTCATGCCCTGCTGTAGTTAGGCTAATTATAACAGGCTGCCGTCTAGCTCCTACAGAAGTGGAAAGAACCTCCCATAAATCAGAATTTGGCTGGGTGTGTAATTCGTCGAAAATAATACCATGACAATTAAGGCCGTGCTTTGTATATGCCTCAGCGCTGATAGATTTGTACCAGCTACTTTTGAACTCTACTTTGTTGCGCAATACTTTAGCCCTAGCTTTTAGATGCTTATTGTTTTTAATCATCTCTTGAGCTATGTTAAATACTATATTAGCCTGCCCTCTATCTCCTGCTGCGCTTATTATCTCTGCCCCTGGTTCGCCATCTGCGAATAATAGATAAAGAGCTAGAGCTGCTGCTAGGTTACTCTTGCCATTTTTTCTAGGTATCTCTACGTAGCAAGTACGGTATTTTCTTAATCCATCGGCCTCACGTTTCCAGCCGAATAAAGGCCGTATTATATCAGCCTTCTGCCACTCCTCTAAAATAAAGGGTTTGCCGGCTAATTCCCCTTTGACATGGGTGCAGAATCTTTCGATAAAAGTTACACAGCGTTCTGCTGCATCTTCGTCGTAGTAGTAGCTCAAAATATGGTCAATTGTGCCTGGTGTTGTTTTAATCTCTTACAAGCTGCGTTATAGTATTCCTTATCTAATTCACACCCTACTAAATCAAAACCTAAGTTATGACAGGCTATGGCTATTGATCCGCTACCTAAATGTGTATCTAAAATTTTATCTCCTTCTTTTGCGTAGTTCATGAGCAACCACTCGTAAAGCTTAACAGGTTTTTGTGTAGGGTGTATTGTACCGTCTTTTAATAGCTCTACTCTATTTATATTTATTACTCTAGTAGGAGTATTAAAAGAAGTATAAGCTAATTCACAATCTGACATAGTAAGACCTATTTGCCCTTTGAACCAAACAGCCCACCCCTTAGTGCCTTTGCTTAAATGTTGCACAAAATAATTTGCCCCCCAGATAATTTGATTAACTGAAACTCTTTCTAGCTCCATAAAATAATCCTTTGACGGTATTGCTTTATCCCAGTGTTTTTTTTTATGCTCTTTTCTATCGCTCTTTTTTCCTTTGCGACTTTCCTTCTGTCCGTCAATACCTAAACCGTAGGGTGGGTCTATAATAGCCAAATCAAAAGCGTTATCTTCTAACGTCTTTAAGTACTCTATACAATCTATGTTGTGCAGCTCTATCATTTAAGAAACTCACTCAGCTCGTCATCTTTGGGCGCTGCCTCTCCTATCCAATTTTCTAGCCTTGCTATAATTGCTTGCTTGCGCATCCTAGCCTCTTTTAACTGCTGCCACTCTGGGCGCATCCTACTATACACATCTCCGCTTTTACCTGTTACCTGGTAGCACGTTCCGTTAGTATCGCAAAACTCCTGGAGCTGCTGCTCTTCTGCCTCTACACAAGCTAGTGTATAAATTAAACTCTGAACGCCTGGCGTTAAATCGCGGTGTGCTCCGTATTGTAGCACTCGCTGGTCGTGAATCTCTTGTTGTTTGTTAGTCATTTGATATTCTTTTTTCTATAAATCTATATAATGTTCTAGGGTGTACTCCTAGCGCTCTTGCTGCATCTGCTATAGTTGCATAGTAGTTAAGCGCTTGCTCCATCTTATGCTCTCGCATCTCTTGTATAGTCATTCCCTTTTACTTTTGAGTTATGAAATTACACGAATGAGGGAAGCAGGGTTC